TGCCCCTTTAGGGGCACCACAGGTGACTAATTGTCCACCTCCCTCTCTGACGCCTTTCAGCGTTTTGAGGGTCTGTAAGAGATGGATTCCATGTATGGGAGTTACCGATGGTAAAATACATCACGCAGGATGAGGATGGTCTTCTCATCCCGCGCGAGCGTCGTCGTAATTCGACGGCGCACATCGGAGGCGTTAAGTTCTTCGGGTCGGGTTCATCACCCGCTCCGACGAGCTATTCACGCGAGCAGCTCATTGAGACTCAGGTCACACGTGACCGTAAGAATCTCTACCCCTGGGTGCAGCATCAGCTGCGCAAGGGCGGAGTGAACGCGGCGTCTGTTGAGGGACTTAGGCAGATGGATCTCGGGTGGTCGTTCTTCACAGAACGACTCCGCAGGTCCACTTCTTTGTCCAACTTCCAGGACTCACAACGCGCCACAACCCTAAATCAGAGTTGGGGCGTCGAGCACCTGGGGCCTGTGTTTTTGCAGGCAGCAGTACATCCTTTCCAGCCCTGGAATCAGGCTGAGATAGAGGATGCTCAACAGATCGCATGGGGGCTTGGAGCAACGGCGATTCGCCGAAGCTCACCAAACAAGCCCGTCATTGATTTAGCCACGACGATTGGTGAACTAAGATCCGAGGGCTTGCCCTCTATGTTTGGATCTATCATCTCGCGAAGTAAAACCTTGCGAGATCTTGCTGCCAATGGCGGCAAGGAGTATCTTAATGCCCAATTTGGTTGGGCACCCCTCATGCGGGACGTTCAGGCGCTTGCGACTGAAGTCCTTGCTACGAGGAAGAGACTCGAGCAGTACTACCGGGATCTCTCTCGAGAGATTCGTCGTCGTTACTCATTTCCGGAAATCTCGGAAGTCACCTCGACCACATCCACCATCCAAACGGATGGTGAGTATTGGGTCCAAGGTAACACCCCTTTAGGGGCGTCGACGGGGAGGTATTTCACCTACCACTCGTCGGCTCCGACCGGAACCACAGTAGTCAAATCTGTGCAAAACTCCTGGTTCTCAGGAGCCTTCCGTTACTTAAATGCGACGGAGGAGCACGATATGAATACGCTGCAGAAATTTGAGGAGGATGCGAACGCGCTCCTAGGAACGCGTATTGATCCTGAAGTCCTCTGGAACCTGCAACCATGGACCTGGCTGGCTGACTGGTTTGTCAACTATGGCGACGTGCTGGGGAATATTTCCAGCATTACCGCTGATCGCCAGGTGATGCACTACGGCTATATCATGCGCACGGTTGAGTCCCACGTCGAGTATTCCGTTCCTGGCCTTTGGGCCGCGAGCGGACCAACTGGTCTGGGACGTACACGTGTAGCAGGACCGTTTCACAATAAAGTGACCACGGTGCGAAAGCATCGTGGAGCCGCATCTCCATTTGGGTTTGGCCTTAACCCCGACAGCTTTACAGCGTCGCAATGGGCTATCCTGGGCGCCCTTGGGATTTCCAAGGTGCGCTAACTCGTTTCTAGCTAACCCTGAGAGGGGAAGCATGGGAGCTATCTAAACGCGTTTAACCGCGCGTTAATAACCTGAAAAGAGTAATACCATGGCACTTTCGGACCCTCAGTCGATCACCATTACTGGTGTCGCAAATTCGCTCCCCAATGTCTCTCGAGTGGATCGCAACGCGACCTACTCGAAGGATGATGGGAACGTGGTGGAGAAGATCACCCACTCCGTCGGTAAGGCTAGGACGCGCCATTCGGTGCGCCTTGACCTGTCGAAGGTAGCGGCAGATGTCTACATCCCGACTCAGTACCGACGCCTCGGAAGCTCGTTCATCTTTACGGTGGACGTGCCCAACGAAGGCTTTTCGGTCACTGAGCAGAAGGACGCCGTTGTTGGTTTGTTCAACCAGCTGACGGCGACCTCCAATGCGATGCTGATCAAGATCCTTGGCGGCGAGAGCTAAAACTACGCTCTTGCCGGGGTCCGGATGTTACATTTAGTGCACATGGTTAATGGATTGCCTTACCCGAAAGGGAGACATGAAAAACCAAATGTTGCTCTTACAGAAGGTCCTGCTGGCAGATGCCAGCAGGCTAGGCGGAGCTTGCACCCACCTCGATTATGATTACATCGAGGCTCGAGTTAACACTGAGGGCATATCGTTTCTGACGATTACCCTCCCTGAATATGCGAAGGACCTCCAAAAGGCCCTAAGCATGGAACAGGTAGACTCCTCCATGTTCACCGGTTTCGGTAGACGTGGTCAACTCCCCACTTTACTGGGTGGGCTGTTGAGTTTAGTGTTTGACTCTGGGAGCGGGCGATTGCTCGACAACCCTTCTATTCCGGCTATCCAAGCCATCCGCCAAGTAACAATGGCGTTTGGCAAAGTAGAATTGGAGTGCTCTAATGAGCGAATCCAGACCGCGATATCGGGGTACATCGAGTGTGAACGGGAAATCCGTGCTAGTGATAGCGCTCGTAGCGTTGTGGATTACAACGACTATGGGCGTGTGGCTAGTCTCCTCTGGAGCAGCCTCAATTCCAGTCTCGATCGTCGAATCTACGACGGCGAGCTGACACCAGCACACGGGCCCGGGTCGGTCGCAGACCGACTTAAGGGAAATGCGAAGTGGACTCTTATGGAGTGGACGAACCGTTTAGAAGCGGAACTTCCTTTCCTCGAGTACGCACGCGCACATCGATCTGCCTATTTGGAGATCGACCGTGTGGATTACCGTGAACCCGGCCAGGAACGACCCGTTAAGGTCATCACTGTGCCTAAGACGCTGAAGACGCCTCGCGTCATTGCCGTGGAGCCAACCTGCATGATGTTCGTGCAGCAAGGCGTTATGGCGTTGATGAAGGAGGATTTCAGAGCAGAACCGAACGCGAAAGCGTTTATCTGCTTTGACTCGCAGGAGCCCAACAGGGCTCTGGCTCAAGAAGCCTCGCGAGACGGTCGATTTGCCACCCTTGATTTAAAGGAAGCATCAGACCGCGTCTCCAACCAGCTTGTGATTAAGATGTTTGAGCGATTCCCGCATTTGAGCGGGGTCATTCAGGCCTCTCGGTCACGTAGTGCGCTGGTGAATGGCAAGGTAATCCGCCTTGCCAAATTCGCATCTATGGGTTCAGCGCTTACTTTCCCCATCGAGGCCATGGTGTTTTGCACCCTGGTCTTTCTGGGAATAGAGCGAGCGCTCAATCGCCAACTCACCCGCGCGGACATTAAAGCCCTGCGCGGGCAAGTGCGTGTTTACGGGGATGACATTATTGTCCCCGTGGCATATGCTCAATCCGTGATTGACACACTCGAAGCCTTTGGGGCCCGAGTTAATCGGTCTAAGAGTTTCTGGACTGGATTGTTCAGAGAATCTTGCGGTGGAGATTTCTACGCTGGTTTCCCCGTTGGGGTTGCCAGGGTTCGTAGGGTACTCCCCGAATCACGGAAGAATGTTGAAGAATTGGTCAGCGCTGTATCTTTGCGTAACCAGCTGTCACAGCTTGGTTATTTTGAGACCGTTGAGTGGCTCGACCGCCTTATCGGCCGGTTGTTGCCATACTATCCTCGTGTTACTGAGGATAGTCCAATTCTCGGTAGAGTTGATCACGGCCAACCTTACGAGGTTGACCTTATGGACTCCGATACACAATCCCCTCTCACGAGGGGGTATGTTGTGGAGGATGAGATCCCTCAATCTTCGATTGATGGATATGACGCTCTGCTGAAGGTGCTTTGCAGAACTGGGGAAATCCCGTTCGAGGATCCTGAGCATCTGACGCGTTCTGGACGCGCCTTAGTCGTTCGCCTAACACTAAGGATGGCTTCACCGGTATAGTTAGCCGGTGAAGGGTGGGTGGCCCTGGCCACCCAAGAGAGGTG